GGACAGGAACTTCGAGAGGTATTTCTGTTATCTCTAAAGGTACTTCGATAGGTATTTCAAGAGGTATTTCAAGAGGTATTTCTGTTGTCGGGACAGGAACTTCGAGAGGTATTTCTGTTGTCAAGACAGGAACTTCAAGAGGTACTTCTGTTGTCAAGACAGGAATTTCAAGAGGTATTTCTGTTGTCGGGACAGGAACTTCGAGAGGTATTTCTGTTGTCAAGACAGGAATTTCAAGAGGTATTTCTGTTGTCAAGACAGGAATTTCAAGAGGTATTTCTGTTGTCGGGACAGGAACTTCGAGAGGTATTTCTGTTGTCGGGACTGGAATTTCAAGAGCTACTTCTGTTGTCAAGACAGGAATTTCAAGAGGTATTTCTGTTGTCGGGACAGGAACTTCGAGAGGTATTTCTGTTGTCAAGACAGGAACTTCAAGAGGTATTTCAAGTGATATTTCAAGAGGTATTTCAAGTGATATTTCAAGAGGTATTTCTGTTGTCGGGACAGGAACTTCGAGAGGTATTTCTGTTGTCAAGACAGGATCTTCGAGAGGTATTTCTGTTGTCGGGACTGGAATTTCAAGAGCTACTTCTGTTGTCAAGACAGGAATTTCAAGAGGTATTTCTGTTGTCAAGACAGGAACTTCGAGAGGTATTTCTGTTGTCAAGACAGGAACTTCGAGAGGTATTTCTGTTGTCTCTAAAGGTACTTCGATAGGTATTTCAAGAGGTATTTCAAGAGGTATTTCAAGAGGTATTTCAAGAGGTATTTCTAAAGGTATTTCAAGAGGTATTTCAAGAGGTATTTCAAGAGGTATTTCAAGAGGTATTTCGGTTGTTTCTAAAGGTATTTCAAGAGGTATTTCAAGTGGTATTTCTATTGTCTCTACAGGAACTTCGAGAGGTATTTCAAGTGGTATTTCTGTTGTCTCTAAAGGAACTTCGAGAGGTATTTCTATTGTCTCTACAGGAACTTCGAGAGGTATTTCAAGTGGTATTTCTGTTGTCTCTAAAGGAACTTCGAGAGGTATTTCTATTGACACTAAAGCAATAGTAATTGGTGTTTCCGTTATTTCCAAAACTGGTAGTATTGAATCCATGATAGTATATATATTATAATGTGTGTTTTTTTTTTTACCATTTCGCCTTTTTAATAGTTATTTGAGATCCTTTCTTTTTCCCTTTATTTTGGTCATATTCTTCTTCATCATCTGAACCAATGTCTTTTGATAAATCCCAAAACTCTTTTGCTCCCATTTTAAAATTACCTCGTTGTTCTGCTCTGTACCAAAATATCTGATCCTGTAATTTGTTAGATTTTGAATTATTATTGATTACAAGACATTCATAATTCTCGGTGCAATTATCAAGAACAGAACAAAACGCTTCATATGTGGCAAACATAGAAGCATAATTAATATAAAGACGTTTTCTATTTCCTCCAACGTTTTCACGCAAAATAAAAACATAATCTATATTTGTTCTCAGATTGGGTGGTATTCCCAATGGGTACTGCATTGTTATAACCAACATTACTTTCCAGTGTCGTCCATTCATAAAAAGAAGACGCATCAGTTTATCTCTTGTCCATTTATCGTCATACAAACAATCATCCAATATTACAAAGGTTCGAGGGTCAATTGACGTTTTTTTATATAAAGTAAGTTCTTTACCGACTTGTTTCATTACTGCTCTTTGACGTTTTAATATGTTCTCAATTATTACCGAGTTATACTCTTCATGAATGAAAAGTTTGGGCACTAACTGAGAATAAAACCCATTTCCCGCTTCTGTCCCTGATATGACTGTTCCTATTGGAATATCTCGATGATTATATAATAAATCTCTTACCAACATACTCTTACCAGTGTCTCGTCTACCAACCATCACAATTACAGGACCTTTATTCTCATCAGGACGAAACGTTATGGAACGCATATCGAATTTTTTTAATTCGAGTGTCATGTATAATAATATATGTATTGATAATATTATACATATTTTTTAATCTTGGAAAAAACGAAAATTAATAAATGTCGAAAAAAAAATTTTTAATTTAAATAAATCATAAAGATGTGCTAATAGTACGCTAATAGAAAGCATAAACTAATAATACGATAATATAATACGAAAGCATGAACTAATAATACGCTAATATAATGCGAAAGCATGAACTAATAATACTCTAATATAATGCGAAAGCATGAACTAATTTAAAAGCAATGGTTTTTATTGCTAGTTTTCTTCTTTACTCCTATATTCTATTTTCTTTGGATAAAATTGTATGAATGTCCACAATAAGGACAAAATTCTAGATATTAATGGTCCAGTAGTCATCGAATTGTAATATATCGTTGTCTGAATTAAACCAGTCATCAAAGACAAAAGAAGACACTTGGGGGGGGGTTGCGTGAATGAGTTTTTCCTTTGCGTATATAAATAAATTTTTTTCGATGTCAGAACCGGAATATCTTATTACCGCATCTTCAAAATCGAACCACGTTTCATCATTGTAAAATATTTTATGAATTTCAGGACCGCAAACAAAACCATCGTAATCATCATCTACATTACGGTCAGTTCCTTTTTTTGTAATTTTGAATTTTGTGATCCCGGCTTCCTTAGGAAATAAATGAACTGAATATAATGCAAGGAAAGACGTTGTTTGTCGTAGTTGTACCCAGTAAAAGGGATGTCTGTCAATATACCCCCATTCAGAACCATAGCACGTGACCATTTGACTGATGAATTGATTGATAACCTCTGGAGTGTTCATAATATCATAATATGTTTCTTTGAGGTCAGTCACAAATTGAGTTGTGGAAAACACTTTATGGTATGTGGAATCCATGGAATATATCTCTGATGTTAATGCAGTCGGTAAAGAGTTCATATTCTCAAAAAAATTGTTCATGTTAATCGGTTTCATTTTTCATTAAAATATTATGATGTTCTAAGATAATAGCTTCGAAAAAAGTAAATCAATTTTTTATTTTTTTAAAAATAAAAATATAATATAAAAATTAAAAAATTAAAAAATTAAAAAACATAAAAATTGTAAAATTTAAAATTTAAAATTTAAAACAGAAATATAACGTTTGTAAATGTGAAATATTATCAATCGCTTAAAATATAAAGAAAGATTCATTATGTCAGTTTCAGCAAAATTTTCTTTACATTATCACAAACAGAAGTTAATTAATTTAGGAGAATTAACAAAAAATGAATCCAATGAGTCGTACAAAATTAGCAATTTACAGCAGTACAACCCAATCTACAGATTATTTTTTGACTTGAATGAATCCAATTATAATGTTATTTCACTAAATCACCCTAGACGTATAATTGACCTACATTCTGTCTTCAATATTACAACAAAACAAGTAGAATGTAAAGAAATATTTACTAAATTTTCTCCTCTTTTAGATCCAATAAGATACATGGTTGGAAAATATGAAATAGAAGGCGAAAACCTAAAATCATTACCGAAAATAACATCAACAACAGAGACGTGTTCTCCAAAGATGTTAGATTATTTAAATGCATCATACGTTGACAACTTTTTTTATTTCCTGACGAGCATTTTATTAAATCACCACGAATTCGAACATGGTGTCGATTATTATGGTTCATATTTAGGAATTCAAGAAAAGTTTAAGGTTAATATTGAAGATGATTTGGATTATTTGTTAGATTCACCATTCTTTGTCAAGAACTTAGGTGAAAATTTCACTCTGGAAAATTATGACATTTTGGATAATTATTACAGTTCGAACGGAAATGATACAAGAAGACAAAAATCTAAAATCAACACGTCCCTCTCCAATGATGTAAATATTTCAGAAGAGCAGATAAAAGTTGAAATAGTTGATGTCCCATGTGATAATGACGAAATTATTTGTAATCCAGACATGATGGATGTAGATATAGATATAGATGTAATGGAATTAAGTGTTGACAATATGGATATTTGTGTGGGAGATATAGAACTCGATACAAATTCACTATATACAGATAGTGATAATAGTAGTGACAACTATTCAACTGATTCTAATAGTGAAACTGATTCTAATAGTGAAACTGATTCTAATAGTGAAACTGATTCTAATAGTGAAATAACTTCTAACAGTAAAAATTCAACTACATCTTCATGGGAAGATATTGACGACGACGAAACATACTGTACA